GAGGTATCACGATTTTGTCCATTACCAACTAGAGGTCGGTAAGCACAATATCTCATATTGATACCAAGTAAGCCAATGTTAGTTCCGTCAAGGTGAATATTTCTAGCAACACTCATATCTCCATAAGGAGTAGAAATTGTTGAAATATCAACACCAAATACTTTACGTTTTCCAATCATTGACATATCAGCACGAGCTAGTGAGTTTCCACCACCAGTGGCAGTTTGAGTTGCACCATCAACATAAGGTTGAACTTGACCAAGATTATTAGCAAAGTAACCACTTAACTTATGTAGCCAGTTGTAAACAGCTGTACTACAGAAGAAAACAGTTGCATTTGCATTGTTATAACGAGGGTCTAAGAAAGCACTCATGTCATCAAGAAAATCATCTTGAGCTTTAGTTGTGGTATCTAAACTAAATAAGTTTCCAAATCCAGTAATGTAGTTTACCACACCATCAGTATACCAAGCGTCATCTGAAGTTGAAGCAGTTCCATTAAATAATAATGATTGCTCAATATCATACTTATGCTCGATAAGTTTTTCTTTCCAAACTCTTGCCCACTCACTTGAATCATACTTAAGAACAGTTGCTCTTGAAGTATTATCCATAGCCATAGCAGTTTTCCAAATCTGGGTATTTCCATAACCAGTTTTGAAAGGTTGGTCTTTCCATGTTTCAGGATAACCACTGCCTTGCTCGTGAGCAGTACCAATAACAAAGCTTCTTTTCGCAGCTAATGATTCTTGGGATTCATTACCTTTACCTTTATCAGCATCGTGACTATAAGTAGACTTTAAATTAGTAGGTGTTTTTATTAAAGCACCTTCTAGGTCTACCATATTACTAACTGAAGAGGCAGTTACTTTATCCACTCTGAATACTGCATATCCATCAGAGGATGCATTACCTGTTGAGCTGTGAGTTGGGATTTTAACTAACTGACCAGGCATAAAAAATTCAGGCTTAGTGTCGCCAGAACCAATTTCAATTGCAGTTTGTCCATAGACAGTACCTGCATTTCCTAAGTTCGACTTGTAATCACCTGCCATTGTTATCTTAGTCGTGTTAGCGTGTAAGTCTGCAGCCTTCGTAATTGAAGTTGCAGCATTTCCGTTTGTACCATATAGATACCCATAACGTTTATGGAAGGACGGTCTCCTCTCAGTAAATTTGAACTGAGGGTCATCGGTTGGCTTCTTAGAAAGTTTTGAAACTAAGCGGAAGAAAGGGTCTTGAGCTATTGCGAGTTCAGATACCCTACTTCCGAAGTTATACTTCCGTCTAAGGTCACCAGTCGAAAGACTACTATTATCGTCAGCAACTCCTAAGTTGCTTAGATTAAATAAATCAGCCATTTGACTTATCTCCTATTCTATTTAGGGTTTAGCAGATGGCTAATAGTCTAATTCATTTAGCTATTAACCAAATGCGTTTTCTAGTTCCTTGTCAATCCCTAGTATAGAATCAAAAACTTGCACTTCTTCTGAAGTCTCTACTTTCGTAGAGCCTTGAGTTGCTAATGACTTTGGTCGCTGTTGAGTTTCTTGAATTTTCCTCACAGCGCTGTCACCAGCAGATTTGGCGATATTATTTTCTCTTTTTCCTCTATTCTTTAAATAATAAATATCATCTAAAGACAATGATTGGTTGTCTGCAAATTGCCTAAACTCATTCCATTCAGCTTCATCCATACTATGCTTTTGACGAAAGTCCGAGAATTGCCTTTCAAGAGTAAACTCTTCCTTTTGCTTATCAAGTTCATTCGTAAGCCTTCTTTGGACAACACCTTCAATAGTTGCGTTTAGAACTTTAGCGGAATCACTTTCGGGACTCCCAACCGCTTCATCTGGGTCAAAGACAAAATCTTCACCTAGATTCATTTTTTCAACCATACTTTGTGGGGTTTGACCACCACCCTCAAAATAGCCTTTCACATGAGAGACTAAACTAGGGTCTTTACGCATTTCATCAAGTATAGGTAAGTATGGTTCAAGTTCAGAGAGCCGTTGGTTAAGACGTTTCCCTTCCGCACTGGAATCTGAATACCTTTTTTTGAGAGTCTCGATGTCCTCTTGCTGAGCTTCTTTAGCTGGTTCTTCTACTTCTTGCGTGTTATCGCTTTGAGTTTCTGAGGCTTCTGAAGTTTCATTTTCAATATCGTCTACAATTCCACCATTAACTTCTTGCTCTAATTGACCAAAAAAGTCATCTGTGGAGTCATCTGAAATAAAACTTTCGGGGACAGAATTAGTTTCTGTGTTGCCTACTTGTGCTTCTTCCATGTTTTATATAGCCTTTATTTTAATTAATAATTTACTTTTTTTCTTTGCTTTTTTGCAAATTGTTTTTTCTGTCTTCATCTAAAACTTTTCTGTAAAACTTTTGTTGTGCTTTTGACTCCATCATTTCCCTGTCAACTTCCTTAGAACCTGTCTCGATATTGTGTCTTATACCTGATTGGACTAGTTGTCTAGATAATGTTTCTATCGTGCCATCTTTGTCTTTAACTGCTTCCTCTAATTTCTCAAGTTGTGATTGGAGTTGTGCATATAATGATTTTCTTTCAATAATATTTTCTTTTCCACGAACATCTGTCTCAGATAACATAGCTATGTCATCAATTAGCCCAGCCTGGAACCATCTAAAATATTCTTCAATTAATGCCCATCTATTTACTGGCATTGATGCCCCAGCTACTATTCTAATATCAAATCTAGAACTTGCATAATCAGACCATTTGTCTATTTCTTCTCCATAATCATTATAAATTGGAATATTAATTCTTGTTTCTTTCTCAGTATAATCTCCACCTGCATTAGGCTGGACAATTCTAAATACTTTATCAACAGTATAATGCGATTGAGATACCTCTTTAAATACTATACCAGTTTGTTCTAGCGAAGGTTCTAATATTGAACCCATCCATGCTTTAATTCTTCTAGTCCCAAATTCATCATTAGCCAAAAGACCTCTGTATGTATCTGGTTGTTGAGTAGTAAAGCCCATCATAGAGCTTGGTATACCAGCAATATACTCCATATCAGATTTACCTTGTTCTGTTATGGTGTAAAAAGCATTGTTAATAGCTGCTGGCAATATTGGTGTGGGAGGGGTAAATCCTTGTCGGTATTTTAAAAGAGCCCCTGGAGCAGAAGAATATTGTTCCCACTCATCCTCAGGAACAGAGCCTTCTTCATACATCCATCTAAGATTTGAAGCTAAATTTGCATTATGAATCATTACCTGGTGAGCCTTGTTTATCTCCTGTTGTTTTCCTATCATTGGAGACACAGCTGACATTGGGAAAGGTGTCCCTGTATATAAATAAGGAACTGGTACAATTGGATATTCACGAATAGGTAGGATATACTCATATAAAGTAACATCAGAACCTAAAGTGCAAGTAACCTTTATTCTTGTTTCAAAATATTCTGACTCACTTACAATAGATTCTGCAATTTCTTCATCTTGAATTAAAATATCATATTCTTCTTTACTAACTACTTTTTCTTCAACCTTATTTAATCTTTCTTGAGTAGCGTACTCTATTTCAGCTCTCTTTTGTTGTATAGAAGAAATCAATTCATCTTGAGCCTTTTTAATTTCTAACTGAGCCCTGTCTTTAATTATCTCGCCAGCGTTTAAAGCATTTTCAATCTGAATAATTTTTTCTTTAGTGGCAACAGCCATTTCTTCTTCAAATTGTTTTAATTTTTTGTTCGCAACTTGCTTTACTTCATCTATATCTTGCTTGGTCGGATATACCTTCACACTTAGATTAACATATGGGACACGAATTTTTTCATAACATTCATAGTATCCAAGAATGTCATCTTTCTCTCCATCTGGCGAAACGCTTGTTATTATATCCTCAGGAATGATTGCGTCAGAATCTCCTCTATCTGCTTGAGAGTATGCCTCAATGCTTCCTTGTTCACTTGCTTTAGCAATTTTTCTAGAATATTCAGGAAACATTGTTTTTAATTGCTCTCTAGCTAAAGTTTTTCTAACTATTACAAATGAAGCATCTCTAAATAAGAAATCACGACTCATTGGGTCGGGATAAACATCATAAGGGTCTATTTTTCTAAATACCACATCTCCCTTACCATTATCTAAATCTTGGTCTATATCTACAAAGAAATATCCTACTCCCTTTGTAAGAGAATCTAAAATTACATTTCCATACACCGCTTTACCATTAGATAAGCTCCAACAGTATTCAGATATATCACTATGAACTTGTGCTATATTTGTATCAGTTCCCTCTACTGCGACAGCTTTCCATTTAGGACTATTAGCTGTTACAAAGTATTTCATTGTTTCAATTATAGGAGTAATCCTATTAATTTGAAAGGTAGGCATACCTGATTGTTTTAAAATATCTTGCTCTTCCTCGGTTAATTGTTCATTTAAATAAAAATCATAACCTTTTTGACTGTCGGATTGCCACTTAATTCTTTCTTCAGAATTAGCAGAGTTCCACATTTGGTAAATTCGTTCAGCTTTTTTTGTTCTTGCCACGTTTCTTACTCTTCTTCTTTTTAGGGGGTCTTCCCCGTTTACTCCCGTATGTCCCTTTACCTGATGGCATTAGGAAACCACCCAGCTTTTCGCCTTCTTTTTAGGCGTATACCATTCCCTAGTTTTCTCTTTTTGCTTCATATTAGGAGGGAAAGCATGTAAAAGTGCATAAAATAGTGTTTCAATGGTGTCATCGTGAGCCATTCTT